GGATCTGGCGGTAACAAATTACAGGTTCTTGTAGGTAATTATAATTATTATTTACAAATGATAAGAGACGCCACTGGATTAAACGAAGCAAGAGATGCAGCTAAACCAGACGAAAGAGCTCTAGTTGGTGTACAGAAAATGGCTGCAGCAAATAGTAACACAGCCACAAGACACATCTTACAGGGTGGGTTATTTTTAACACAAGAAGTCGCGGAATCTTTATCGCTTAGAATATCTGATATCATAGAGTATTCACCGACTAAAGAAGCTTTTATACAGAAAATAGGTGCTCACAATGTTGCTACTTTACAAGAAATGACGCAGTTACATTTATATGACTTTGGTATATTTATAGAACTATCTCCAGATGAAGAGGAGAAGGCGATACTAGAGCAAAACGTTCAAGTAGCTTTATCACAACAAAGTATAGAGCTTGAAGACGCTATTGATTTAAGAGACATTAAAAATGTTAAACTAGCAAATCAATTGTTAAAAATAAAAAGAAAGAAAAAGATACAAAGAGATCAAAAAACACAACAAGAAAACATGCAGGCACAGGCTCAGTCTAACATACAGACTCAGAAAGCTGCTGCTGAAATGGAAATGCAAAAGCAGCAAAGCTTTGCCAGCACAACGATATCTATTGAAGAAGCTAAGAACAGACTTGAGATAACAAAACTTTATCAAGAAGCGGAAATAAAGAAAATGCTGATGGAACAAGAGTTTCAGTACAACATGCAGTTAAGAGGCGGAGAGTCACAACAGAAATCACAAGGAGAGAAACAAAAAGAAGATCGTAAAGATAAAAGAACAAAAATACAAGCTTCACAGCAAAGTGAGCTTATAGATCAAAGAAAAAACAACAAACCACCTAAAAACTTTGAGTCATCAGGTAATGATGTATTAAGTGGGGACACTGTTGGCGATATGTCAGAATTTGGTCCGAGATAACAAATTATTAACTATTATTATATTATATTATGGCAACAAAGAAAAAAGAAGATCCAGTCGTTGACAACGAAACTGGTTCGTTAAAAGTAAACAAAAAAGTAGAAAAACAACCAGATGGTAACGAAACAAAAGGAAATGTTACTAAGGTAAAATCGAAAATGAAAGCTAAACCTTTAGTTGAAGAGAAAACAATTACTAAGGTTGATTTAAGTAAACCTGTACAAACAGAGGTTGAAGAAACGGTTGAAGCAGTTGAACAACCAGTTCAAGTAGTTGAAGAAATAGTAGACGAACCCACTAAACCAGTAGTAGAAACTACTGAAACTCCAGTCTTGGAAGAGATAACAAACGAAAAGCAGACAGAAGAGATTGTTGATATTGTAGAAGAAGCTATAGCTGAATCTATAGAAAGTGGTGTTGAGCTTCCTGAAAACATAAAAAAACTAATGAGTTTTATGGAAGAAACTGGTGGTGATTTAAACGATTACGTAACTCTTAATCAAGATTATTCAGAAATGGATAACCAAACTTTATTAAAAGAATACTATAGAGCAACCAAACCTCATTTAGATTCTGACGAAGTGGATTTTATCATGGAAGATGCATTTTCTTACGATGAAGAGTTAGATGAAGATAGAGATATTAGAAGAAAAAAATTAGCGATGAAGGAGCAAGTTGCCGAAGCAAAGCTACACATGGAGAGTGCAAAATCCAAATATTACGAAGATATCAAAGCTGGAAGTAAACTCACTGGAGACCAACAGAAAGCTATGGAATTCTTCGACAGATACAACAAGGAGTCAGAGTCAAGCACAAAATTATCAAAAATATTTAAACAAAAATCTGAAAAGGTTTTCAACGACAAGTTCAAAGGTTTTGAATATAATGTTGGAGAAAAGAAGTTTAGATTTAATGTTAAAGATATTGATGGTGTTAAAACAAAGCAAGGTGATATTAACAACTTCATAGGAAAGTTTCTGAACGAAGATAATACAATGTCAGATGCGGAGGGTTACCACAAAGGACTTTTTACAGCTATGAATCCAGATCAAATTGCAAATCATTTTTATGAACAAGGTAAGACTGATGCTTTAAAAGACAGTATTGCTAAATCTAAAAATGTCAGCATGGATCCTAGACAGTCTCACGTTGAAAACGTGAATACTAGTGGGTTTACCGCAAGAGCCTTAAATGACGATGGTCCTGATTTCAAGTTTCAAATTAAAAACAAAATTAAAAATTAAAAATTAAAAAAACAAATTATGGCAATATCAAATCCAGGTACTAATTTGAATAGTACGCCGGCTTCAAAGCCAATGGCACTATCAACTAACTACCTTGACTTCAACACAGACATGGGTTGGGCTCAACAATTTTTACCAGATCTTATGGAAAAAGAAGCTGAAGTTTTCGGACCGAGAACTATTTCAGGATTTCTTTCACAAGTAGGAGCTGAAGAGCCTATGGCTGCTGATCAAGTTATTTGGTCAGAACAAGGTAGATTACATTTATCTTACAAAGGAAACGTTAGCTCTCACTCTGGTGGTACGGCAACTGGAGGTGAAATCGAAATCGAAGTTGACATTGATGGAAACGACATACTTGCTCTTCACGGTGTTAGAGTTAATGATACAGTTTTAATAGCAAACTCTCAAGGTGTTGTTAGATGTCTTGTTACAGCTACTGATACAGCGAGTATTATTGATGTACAACCTTATGACTTTGCTAACTTAAATGACGCTGGTTTAACTACTACGGGTGGAACTGAAGATACTACTATATTAGTATTTGGTTCTGAATATGGTAAAGGAGACAGTTACAATAAGGCTGATGGTTCTACTACTACTGATTCAAGAGGTGCTAACCAACCTTCGTTCAAAACTTTTAGCAACAAACCAATTATAATGAAAGACTACTTTGAAGTATCAGGTTCTGATACAGCTAGAGTTGGTTGGGTTGAAACTGCTGCTGAAGATGGATCTGCAGGATACATGTGGTACTTAAAAGCTGAAGCTGATACTAGAGCTAGATTTAACGACTACTTAGAAATGGCTATGTTAGAAAGTGAATTAAACTTAGTTGGTTCCGGTATTGATGGAACAGACGTTATTTTAGGTTCTAATGCAGGTGCTGGACAAGTTGGTACTGAAGGTTTATTTGCTGCTATCGAAGATAGAGGTAACGTTACTTCTGGTATTACTGGAGTCAACGCTGCTACTGATTTAGCTGAGTTTGACGCTATCTTAGCTGAGTTTGACAATCAAGGTGCTATTGAAGAAAACATGATGTTTGTAAACAGAGCTACGTCTCTTGCAATGGATGACATGCTAGCTTCTATGAATTCTTATGGTGCTGGTGGTACTTCTTATGGAGTGTTTCAAAACTCAGAAGACATGGCATTAAACTTAGGTTTCTCTGGATTTAGAAGAGGTTCTTATGACTTCTACAAGTCTGACATGAGGTACTTAAATGACAAAGCTACTAGAGGTGGTATAAACGCCGCTAACGCTGCTGAAGCGATTAGAGGAGTAATTGTTCCAGCAGGAACTTCTACTGTTTACGATCAAATGTTAGGTAAAAATCTTAAGAGACCATTCTTACACGTTAGATACAGAGCTTCACAAACTGATGATAGAAGAATGAAAACTTGGGTTACTGGTTCTGTTGGAGCTGCTACGTCTGCTTTAGATGCAATGCAAATCCACATGTTATCAGAGAGATGTTTAGTTACACAAGGTGCTAACAATTTCATGTTAATGAAATAAGCATTTATTATATTAAAGAACCGGGGCTTCGGCCTCGGTACTTTATTTTTATTAATTTATATTATATTATATTATGGCAAAGAAACAAGTTACAAAACCAGTTGCAGTAGAAGAAACTGTAGCTGAACAAGAGATTATGGAAGTTGTTAACGAATTTATGGAAGTTGACATTCCAAGAGAAAGATTAAAACCATCTAACGAATGGGAAATTAAAGACAGGTTATACAAGTTAAAAGGTGGCAAAAGACCATTGTCAAGATCAATAAAAGCTACAGATATTTATTTTTTTGACAAAGAAAAAGGATACGAAAGAGAATTAAAGTATTGCCAAAATCAAAAAACACCATTTGTAGATGAAATGAAAGGTGATCAAAGATTAGAGCATATTATATTTAGATCTGGTAATTTGTTTGTACCAAAAGAAAAAGTAACTTTACAAAAGTTATTAAGTTTATACCATCCAAATAGAGATATGATCTATGAAGAATATAAACCAGCAGCACTAGCATCTGATGAGATTGACGTATTAAATATTCAAGTTGACGCTTTAATTGCAGCTAGAAATATTGATATTGATATGGCGGAAGCTATTATGCGTGTTGAGAAAGGTTCTGGAGTATCTAACTTGAGTTCTAAGGAGCTTAAAAGAGATTTACTGGTATTTGCAAGGAATAACCCTAAATTATTCTTAGAACTCGCTGATGACGAAAATGTAATGCTAAGAAACTTTGGTATCAAAGCTGTTGAAGGTGGAATACTAAGATTGTCATCTGATCAAAGAAATTTCCTATGGGGTTCTAATGGTAGAAAGATAATGACAATACCATTTGATGAGCATCCGTACACTGCTTTAGCACATTGGTTTAAGACTGATGAAGGTATGGAAATATACACAAATATAGAAAAAAGATTAAACAATTAATCAAACTGTAGATGCGGTCGCCCTACGGGGCGATCGTTAACTACAATAAAAAAATATTATGATAAACGTAGATAGAATATATCAAAGAGTACTAACTCTAGCAAACAAAGAGCAAAGAGGGTATATAACTCCTCAAGAGTTTAACTTACTTGCCAACCAAGCGCAAATGGATATATTCGAGCAGTATTTCTACGATTTGAATCAATTCTTAAGAACACCAGGTAACAGCACTATGCACGCGGATATGGTGGATATATTACAAGAAAAAATAAGTGCGTTTGAAGTAACGGAGCAACTACCAGAACCACCAGCCGTGTTAGTAAACAATATAGGTAATCTAAACACGTTAGAGGGTTTTTATAGACTTTCCAGTGTTAGATCAGGAAACACTATAATGGAGAGTGTTAGTAGAAAAGATTTTAGGATGTTTCCAAACAGTCCATTAGCAGCGCCTACTGCTACAAGACCTATATATATAGTTGATACAGTAAAAAGCGTTATTGAAGTTGCTGGAGCAGATTTTGAAAATCTGGACGTAGATTATATTAGATCACCTAGAGATGTAAGCTGGACTTACGTTGTAGTTGGTGAAAAAGCTTTATACAATGCAAACGCTAACGATGCTCAGGACTTTGACCTACATCCATCAGAAGAAACAGAGTTAGTTTTAAAGATTCTAACTTTAGCAGGTTTCACACTTAAAGATCCAAACTTACTACAGATAGCAGCAGGAGAAGACGTTAAGAATACTCAACAAGAAAAACAATAATAAATGGCATTATTAAATGAAACTCAACAAGATTATTATGATGGTAACGATTTTGGTGGTTACCAATTCGTATCTTTAGAAGACATAATAACCAACTTTACTGTAGCTTATGTTGGTGAAGGTAAAATAATATCTAAGGTAAGAAGAACTGACATTGCTTTTCACGCTCAACGAGCTATTCAAGAATTATCCTTCGATACTTTTAAATCTATAAAGTCTCAAGAAATTACACTTCCACCATCAAACACGATGGTATTACCACAAGATTATGTTAACTACACTAAAGTATGTTGGGTAGATGGTAATGGTATAGAACGTCCTTTGTATCCAACTAAACACACTTCAAATCCAACTCCAATATTACAAGACTCAGATGGTGATTATAGTTTAACGGCTATCGGTACGTTAGACAGCGTTACAAACACCAAGACAATAGTTTTAGACGCTGAATATGGAAACATACAGGTTGGTATGGTTGTTTCTGGGCCTAACATAGTCGACGGATCATTAGTAGTTGCTACGTCTAATTCTGGAGGTATAACAACAATAGAGATCAGTAATGCTGTGACATATACTGGAACAGAGACCTTAATGTTCACGAATAATGTAGAAAACTTAATTGATGGGTCTTTAATACTAGAAGAAGAATCTTCTTTTATCTTAGAAAACGTTACTTTTGATGATGGTGAAGATAAAATAACACAAGCACCAAATACAGATGTATCTAATATAAAAGTTGGGATGTTAGTATCTCATGAGTTTTTTGACGTAGGAACAACAGTAATTGATGTTAACGGAGCTGTTATAACGACTTCAACCCAAGCGAATGATGATTCTGCAGCAGCTGATGAAGTAACTTTTATATCAACACCTGGAGATTCTACAACATGGGGCTCTTATAGCTCCGATACATCTAATAGTACTGGTGATGGTAATGGTTACAACCACGATACAGATATATACGATCTAAATATAGGCCAAAGATATGGTGTTGATCCAGCTATGGCTCAAGGAAACGGAAC